ATCGCCGTCGTAATTGATAACGGGTACTTGTACCGTGTTACCAATGGACGCAAACGCACGGTCACGCAAATTGGGATTAATGATTGAGGACGGGGCGTTGGTTTGCTCAATGAAAAAATCCAATGCGCCATACTCACACGGGCGGGTCATATTACGGTCTAATTCCGGGTTTTCAATCCGCCAATTCTGCAATCTTGTTGCTACTAATGACATAATGTTAAAAATTTAATTGTTATTAAATGCGGGTTTACCCTTTACCCGTGATTGTTTACTTTTCCGGCAATGCGGCAATATTGTTGTCCTGCCATGCCTGTTTCATTGCGGCGTCGAACTTTTCGGAACCCGCCGTTAAGCCCTGCGCCATAAGGTTTGCGGCGATTGCTTCGTAAGCCTCGACACGGGTTTTTGCGCCCGTTACGTCAATGGTTGTTCCGCCACCACCGCCGGAACCGCCCGCCGGGGGAACCGTTCCGCCGCCTCCGGCTTGGCGTCCCTTATCCAAAATACCCATTGTTTCCAATTCCTTTGCCAACAGGTCGCCGGGGGTGTACGGGTTCAACTGATTATTCGGGTTACGCATAATTGCACCGCTTTCGTCCTTAAAAGCAATGATTTTGCCGCCTTTGCCGTCGTCGATATATTCGGGATTCATACCCTTAATTTTGTCGATTGCTTGCGCTAACAAAACCTTTGTTGCGCTTTCGGGCAATCCCGGTTTGAATTTCAACCCGGCGGTTGCGGTCTGCAATGCACCCTCGATACGAACGCCGAACAACTCCGTTTGGAATTTCTTTTCGGCTTCATCGTACTTTCTTTTGAGGTCGTTAAACTGCGTTGTTACCGCCGTTAAATCGGCTTTCGCCTGTTTCAACGCCTTTGCCGTTTCCGCATCGGTCGCACCGTCGGCAATTGCCTTTTCCAAACGTGCCTTTTCTTTCGTCAGACTGTCGATTTGGGTTTGCAATGCGCTTGCGCTTTCCGCTTTGGTTTTGAACTCGGCGACCACACGTTTTGCGTAATCAAACGTCTTTTCGGTTCCGTTCTTTGCGATACCGGACGCCGCCAAAATATCGGCATCCAATCCGCCGTAAATTTCGCCCGTCTTTTTGGCGATAACGCTATTTTCGTCGTTGGCGGACAATGTTGTAATTGCCGCAATTTGTTCGTCCGTCAAACCGGACAAAGCCGCATTTGCAATTAAAATTTCTCTCGTTAACATAATTCTTTCCCTTTGAATTTTTAATTCAGCGCAATTGTTGCAATCGCTGCGCTGTTAGCGTTTACAATAAGTATAGAATACTTTGGAGAATCCCCGGTTGTGTCAACCAGCCAACTAACAATTTTTGCATGACTGATTTTCTTTTCAACCTCTTTTGTTACCAAAACAACATCGGCAATTGTGCCGCCCTCAATACACGCAATCAACTTGTTTTTTGTGTTGCTATCCAATGCGGCGGCGGTTGTTGTTACTTCAATAACCAAATTGTCCTGCTGTGCAATCTGTGCCATAATACTCTGTTACTTTTTCGCTCCGGGTTTGTCCTCGGCTTCTGCCTTTGCCTTTGCATCGGCTTTGGTTTCTTTGGCGGGTTCCGCCGGGATAACTCCCGCCGCTTTCAATTCCGCCAAAATTTCAGCCTTTAACGCCGCTTTTTCCTCGGCTTTGGCTTTCGCCTCGGCTTCTGCCTTTGCCTTTGCATCGGCGGCGGCTTTTTCCTCGGCGGCTTTCTGCTGTGCGGCGGTTCGTGCCGCTTTTTCCTCGGCTTGCGCCTTGACGTACTCGTTGGGGTCGTGCAATACGGTAATCGTGTAACCCTGTTTTTTCAGTGCGTCCAAAATGCCGTTTTCAAACGACTTTTTGCCGAACTTTTGGATACGGGGAACGGATAAGCGTTTGCCCGTTTCGCTGTCAAACTTGCGTACTTCAATAACGCAATGATACAAATGTTGTTCGTTACTCGGAACAATGTAGTTTTCGGGGGTTACGTCGGTAATTGCGACGTCCTTTGTTTTACCCTCGGTTGCTGTTTTCACTCGCATACTCGTTAAATTTACTTGTTATTACTGAAATCTTTTGATTGAATGGTATTTGCGTTCCAAATTCCAAAATGTTTGTATTCTCCCGCTCAAATCTGCGGACAAAGTTAGCGAAATTCAACTTTATACGCAATTCATTCTCCGGGATTAAGTTACGCCCGTACAAATCCAATACCTCGTTCCGGGTCAAATGGCGGTACGGCTCCAACTCTGCCAATATCAACATACGTTGCAATTGGGTTGGGTTGTTCCGGTACTCCGTTTCGATAATCTGATTTTGCAGGGCGTCCAATTCTGCCTCACTTGCGCCGCTTTCCTTTGCCGACTTGTAACGGTTCCGCAACTCGCTTGCGTCGTACAAATAGAACTCCGTGCCGTAATTGACTTTTGCAGATACGAACATATTGCCGTATCGCAATCGGCAAACCGTTTCATCGACGAACTGTTGGGCGGCTTCAAAGCCTTTTTTCACTCGGTTTAATACCGTGCTTTGGCTCTCAAATGCGGCTTTAACCTGTTGTTCATTGAACGCCTCCAGTTGGGTTACTTCCTCGTTTTGTCCGACGACGGCGGTAATAATGTTTTCCCGCAATCTCTTTTCTTCCTCAACGTTGTAATCCAAACTTGAACGGTCAACGGTCAACATTTGCACCGGGTTCCGTAAATCGGGTTGTTTGTCCCCGTCCGGTATCGGTATTTCAACAAAGGAACCCGCCCCGGTAATCCGTTTGTCGCCGCACTTGGGGCAACGCATCAATAACCCGGCTTGGTCTAACCTGTAAAACCCTTGTTTGTCTTTCAAAAATCCACCGTCGCAATAATCGCCGTTTTCGGCGTTTGAAAAGTCGCACGATTGTTCGTAACCGGAATATATCGGGTACGCCCCGTACATATCCAAATGCCGCTTCGATATATGGAAAAACAAAAACCAATCCAACGCCTCCAATTCTTTTGTTAGCGGGGATTGTTTAACGTCCGGTTCTCGCAAATTCATTGGCTCGTTCCAAAAGAAACGGGCGGGGCAATAGCGCAAATCGTGTGGGTTATCAACCAATAATTTGCCTATGTTGCCGCCGTCGTCCTCTGCAAATACTCTGTATCGTTCATCGTCAATAACTGCAATACGTTTATCGGGTTGGCGGAAAATTATCCAATCCATAACCCCGGTTGTCCGGTTTGCCTCAAAGGTTATGACGCTTTCGATAGGTAGCCAATAAAAATACGGGGTCGGGTATCGGTCGGCGGGGTTTTGCTCGGCGGGCAAATCAACTATTAAGACGCTGTTTATTTCCGTCTTGAAAAACTCCCAACCTTTCGTACTCCAAATTTCCGGCTCCTTTAATACATCTTGGCGGTAATACTCCCAATCGTCCCGTTGTTCCGTGTTTTGAAATTGATAGTTGAACGCCGGGTTACGACCGTCGAAAATACGGCTTAACTTATCAAAACAAATGCCCGTTACCTCGTTGGTACGAACGGGGTAACGGAACAATGTTTTGAAGATTTTGAATTTATCGTGTGGGATAAGATTTTGAACCCATGCCAAAAAATCGGTCGTGGGTAAACACATTAAGGGCGTTACGTTGGTTTGGGCGTGAAATTTAATGCGGTTTTGATGTACGACCGCTTTATTTATCGTCGCCTTTTTCCTCGGTTCCGTTATTTCCTTTTTTATGCGTTTTATATCTAATCCCATTTTCTTTGCTAAATTCAAAAGGTGTTTTTTCGGGCAACTGCCAACCGCCATTGTTAGGCATCCGCAACAGGCGTTCGGCATGGTTAATCTCAAATTCTTCGGTCGTGTTAAGGGTCGGACACTCCAACACGACCTTTGTAACTTTCGCCGTCATTAGCCTTGTGCGGGTTTTAAATCCGTAAGCGGGTTAAACGCCGGGACAACAATCGCCAAATCGTCCGACCAATTCGGCAAAAACGACCATTGTATTGCGTTGCTGTCCGGGGCTTCCAATCCGCCCAACGTCTTATCGCCGATAAACAACGAACGTATCGGTATCGGGTAATATGTACCGTCTGCATCCCCCTTGATTGCGCCGATTGCGCCGTTTTCGTCGAAAATGAAGATACCCAAATTGTCGCCCCAACTTTCGCATTGCATTTCCTTTAATGCCTTGATAACCTCCTGCGGGGCTTTGCGGATAACTCCGGTAAACGGGGTTGGTTCACGTCCAATAATTTCTTCGACGCCTCCCAACGTTTCGTTACCGCCTCCAAAGGTGCGGGCGGCTCCCGCCTCGGCGGTCGGGGCTTGGATATACGGCGAAACAACTACTTTCGTGCTATCCGCCGCCGATAACAGGGGCGTCCACGACGCTAACGCCGTAATCGCTTTTTCACTCGTAAAACTGTTTTTGCTTCCGTCGTCTTTCGTAAGACGTTGAAAAGCCACTTTTTGAACCTGTCCGAAACTTTCCGGACACGTGATTGCGGGTACATCGGGCAACGCCGCCCCCGCCGGACATTTACAAATCATACTTCTTTGTTTTTAACGTTAAAAATATTGTTACTTTCTCCGGGGCTGTCCCTTTGCCCCCTCGTTTCGGTTACAAAGTTATAAACTTTTTCCCGGATAATCTTGTATATCTCAAAAATATTGCTAATTGCGTCGTCTTACGCCTCGGTTTGCGTGTGCGTATGGCTGTATATTGCCGTCCGCAATCTCCTTTTCATATATTCCGGTCAATCCGTCCTCCGGGTCGTCGTGCGTGTTGGCTCCGAAATTGCGCAAAAATCCGGTTACATGGTCGTAAACGGCTTTGTACCGGGTTTCCCAACCGAACGGCATAATTATATGTTGATTAACCATTGCGGACGCTGTTATTACCCGGCTTTCCTTGTTGCCCCCTTGATAAAACGGGTCTGTAATCGCCCGGACTTTCTTTTTAATAACCTTTTCATAACCCGCACCGCCGTTGTTGCTCTCAACCCACGCTTTTTGCGTCCCGTTCCGGTTAATCATCGCCGGGACGGTTACGGTTGTAACGTCCGTATTTTCGTCCGTCATTTCCATATCTGTAATAAGGGCAAACAATATCGGCTCCATGCGCTTTGTTTTCTCGTTGAAAAACATATTGTCGGACTTATACACGTCATACGTTGCGGCAAACAACAGGTCGTCGCCCTCATCGGCAACGTCAATGTATGCGCCGGAACGAATGTACGTGCCGTAATCGGATTTTTCAACCCACGTTTTGAAAGGTTGGTACAATCGACCCTCGGCGGAACCGGGGTTGCCTTGATACAGGCATTGAAATTGTACCGGGTCTAATGCCTTTTGCGCCTCCAACTTTTGCTTACTGTGTCGGCTTTCCCATAATGCCGCCCCCGGTTCCCGTGGGTCTATCTCGGTCGGTTCCCCGGTTTTCAACCCCTCAAAGTTTATGCGCACCCACGCCCCCGGCGTTACGTTCTCCAAATCCGCCCAACACTTAACATCAATAATCGTTTCGCCGCTCTTTTCAATGCGCCCTATCAAATCGTCGTCGTGCCAACGGGTAAATACAATCAATTCTTGACTATCGTTGTGTAAACGGGTGCGTACAACGGTCGTGTACCATTTCCACGCCGCCGCCCGTACTATCGGGCTGTTACCCTCGGCGTAATCTTTATACACGTCGTCCAATATCGAAACGTCCACGGTTTTAGACGTCAGCGAACCGCCACGACCGACGACACGCAACGACCCCTTATGCCCGACCATTTCGATAACATCGGAATTGCGCAAATAGGTATTCGACATTGTTACGACGTTCGACCCATTTAAGTACGTGCCGGGGAATAATTCACGATACCGGGGCGTGTCGATTATTCGTTGAACATCCCGGTTAAAATCCCGTGCGATTGTCGCCGCATACGAACCGATACATATTTTGCGGTCGGGGTCTAACCCCAACATAAATGCGGGTAATTTGCGGCTTGACCCCTCCGATTTGCCATGTTGCGGCGGCTGTTGTACAATCATCTTTCGTATTTTGCCGTGCGCAAACTTATCCAACAGGGTATAATATACAACGTGAAACGGTTCCAATACCAAATCCGGTTGCATATACCGGGCAAAGTTGATAAGACGTTTACGGGCGGCGGCTCGCACCAATTCGCCGGGGTCTGCCTTGATTGCCTCGTACATCTTCAATAATTCCTCGTTACTCATGGTCGTACAATTTTATCGGGTGTAACTATCAATTCGCCGGGCTTTTTCGGTATCCAATTCAAACACGCCGTTTCGCTCCTTATCCGGCAACGGTTCGGGGTAAACGGACAACGGCAACAAATCGGCAATCTATTTGCAACATCTAAATTCGCATGGTCGAAATACCAAACACCGTGTCCGCAATCCCCGCAATAATGGTTCGTTTTGGTTACAACCTGTTTAACAACATTCATTCGCCTTGCCATTATTGCGCCCCTCCTTTCTCGGCGATTGTCTTTTGAAATTCGGCGGACTGCAATTTGTCGGCGACGGCAAACAACAGGTCGTCCGGGATTGCCTTAACATCGTATTTCGGTTTATCGTCGTCCGTCCCGGCGTTGTATCCGGGGATTTCGATTTTAACGGGTGCATCAAATCCCAACATCTTTGCCCGGCGTTGTTGAATGTTCAACAACAAATCCAAAAACCGGGGATTGCCCGCCGACGTTTCAACGGTCGTTTCGTCATACCCGTAATATTCCGGGTCGCCGTCGGTCGCATCCGTTTTGATAGGACGCCCCCGGTTGGTTTTCTCTTTGGTGCGCTGCTTTCCGGTTTTGGATACCTCCCACGCCTCCCACGCTTGTTGCTCCATTTTATCCAACTTGCGCAATTCCTGTGTAACATATTCGTCGATTGTTTCCAACCGTTCCCGCTTCCATTCGATAAGGCATTGTTGCAAATCGTAATAAACCATTTGAAACGAAATTGTATAACCAACGCCACGGGCGGACAAATCCCGGTTCAATGCGTCGGCAATTTCTCGATACGAATAACCACGCAAAAACAAGTCGGCGCAAAACCGTACATCGTAAATCCTTTGTTCCTCGGAACGTTTGTTGTATCCAGGGGGCTTTCGCCCTTTGTTCAATTTTTCCATCGTCTAACCTCTTTTAATGTCAAACAGGGGTCAAAATCTGCCTTTTACGCCATTTCGTCCTTTGGCTTGGTTCCTTATCGGCTCCTTTGCCTTTGTTCTTTCGTTCCGGGCTTTATCCTTTCCCCTGTTTACCTCCTTAAAACGTTGCTTACCCTTTGCAAGTTATTTGCACGGAATTTCCATTTTAAGAGGCTTTATTGTCTTAACCAATACTTTCTATATCTCGGCGGTTATCTTTTAACCACGGGGCAAATTTACGGCTTTTTCGCCGCATTGCCAACCGTTTGTTCTCTCTCACATATAAACGGCAAAACCCCGGCTTTGTTTCCGGGGCTGATTGCCTAATTGCTTATGCCTATTTCGTACCTACCATTTGAGCAACGAAAATGCGGTTGGGTTCCACGGGGGTTGGTGTATTCCGTTCCCCCTTTTATCATCTTCAACGCCAAACATACCGGGGCGGGTTTCCCATTAACCGGAAATTCCGGGTTGAAATATCGACACGTCCCGCATATCTTTTCGGGCTTCGATTGTCCGGGGCAATTACTCTTTCCCATTGTTACCCCCTTTCCTTTTGTTCTTTGCCCGGCTTTTATCCCGTGGGTTGCGCCGTGGCATTTCGACCCGGTGTATTTCTACTTTGGAACCGGGGAACATCTTGCCGAAAAATTCCGCCATTGCTCGCACCTCCTTTGGGACGTCGAACGCCTCCGGCTTCTTATGCTCCGGGCAAATCCCCCGAACCGGGCAATTGTCGCAATCCTCATTCCGCACAACCTCGCCCGGCTTATCGGCTCCTTTGAACCCGTGCCAATTGTCCCTCCGTGCGGACGCTTCGGCGAAATTCTCCATTGCTTCAACTGCGACTTTCGCCAATATGTAATCCGGGGTATCGTTAAAATGCGCCTCCAAAGAATTACGGTTGATAACCTCGGCAATCTCTTTCAAAAACTTTTCTCTTTTGTTCATCACTTTATTGATTTTTGGGTTTATACTCTTGACACGGCATAACGCCGCACGATTGTTCGCATTTGAACGCCTCGCAATAACCGTTCCCGTTGACGTCCTCGTTTGTAAAGTTGGCGCAATTCCCGCATCCCTTATCGCCGGGTTCTTTCGGTGCGCTTACGCCTTTCGGCTCAAACTCCCGGTTAAACTCTCTTTCCGGGCGGGTTGTCAATCGTCCGTCCGGCTCCCGGATAATGTAGTACGTTTCCGGGGCGTCAATGAAAATGCCGTTGCCGTCCGGGAACGAATAAACCGCCCGCCCGTTTGGGGTTCTCGGTATCGTCATGGTTCCGCCTCCGGTAAATCTCAACAGGTCGTCCAAATTGTCCCGGCGTACCTGTATTGCGTCAACTTCTAACAACGTGCGGCAATATCGGGTTCCCGCCGTGGCGTCCGGCTCAACTAACCGGGTGCGGATTTGTTCCGGGTATTCCGTCGGGTCGTACTCGACGTTGAAAACAACGGCGGCGTCTAACGTGTGGGTAACTAACAAGCGTTTCCCCAATCGTCCGGCGACTGCCTGTTTTAGTGCTTCAATTGCGTTTCCCTGTATCTCGGTTGTGTCAACCGTGATTTCGTAACGGTCGGGTTTTTCCTCGACCTCCGGTTGGCTTTTGGCAATATCGCCAATCATAACCAACAATTCCGCATCAAACGGGTTTAACTTACTTTCTGTCATCGCTCTTTTGTTTTTTTGTAAAGTAACGTTTTTAATCCATACGTTTTTTTGAAATAAATCCTTTTGTTGTCACTTCGCCCGTATTCGTCGCAAAACTTTGAACAATCCTTTCCATCAATTGCGCATAAACTGCAACGAAATTTCGGATATATATTACCGGGGCAAATTGCCAATTCTTCTTTCGTTTTCGTCCATCTTTCAGCTATTACAACCATACCCCGGTAAACGCAACGTTCGCCGGGGTTGTACTCTCTGTTTGGGTCGAACGGTTCGGGTCGCTTAACTCTCATTCTTTGCCCGCTTCGTTTACATAGTCAAACAATGCGTCCAAATCGTCCTTTGCGCCTTTTACGCAAATTCGTACCCTATCGCCCCCGGCTAATGCGGTTTCGACAATCTCACAATTATACCGGGGGGCGTTTATCTGTATCATTGCCGCCGTGGTATTCGTTACAAACTCGTTTCTTTCTTCCATGCTCTCGGATTTTTGAAGTAAATTAAATGCCTCCGTTGGTTCGTTCTCGCTTTGACACGCCCCCAACAAAAGCGTTGCCAAAGATAACAATAAAATCTTTGCTTTCATCGTTTTACCTTTCTTTTAATCCATATAAACCGTATGCCAATGCCGAAAAACAATATTTTCGTCTCAATATCAACATAACGGTCGTAACCGTTTATTGCATCAATGGATACCCCAAATTGCCAACTATGATATTGCCAATACTCACGGGCGTAAACATAGACGCCGACCCGCCCAACGTGTATGCCTGTTTGGACGGTGTGTTTGTCCTTACTCATTGTGTGCCTCCTTTCTTGCTAATTCATAACCCTTTTTATCCATTACCATTGCCACGGGGTACGGCAATATACAATCTTTGGTATAAACCAAATTGTAAATCCCCAATTGCCCCTTAATCGGAAATTCAATAACCCGGCGGGGGTTGCGCATCAACCACCCGTACCCCTTTGTTATTTTCGCCCTCTTTTCCTTTGGAATCCGGGTGTTTTCCCAATCCTCCGGCGTAAACTCTTTTATCGGCTTTACGTCGTACAACTCAACCAATCCCAAAGTAACGCCGCTTTCCATTCCCGGATAAACCGGGGACGCTGCGGAACATATCAGCACGTCGCCACGGTATGACGTGTTTTTGCTCCGAACTTCAATTGTCTTTTTCCCGTAAACAATACCGTTTTCGTCCTTGTACGCCTCCGTTACCAAATCATTTGCGTATGGCTGTTTTACGGTCAACGCACGCCAACGGTCGTGCTTTTCCGGGTTGTAATCCTTATTGCTGTACTGCATATTTACTTTTTATTTTCGGGTTCCTCGGTTTCGTCGTCGGGTTCCGGGTAATGGATAAATCCAATTTGCCGGACGTTTTGGATTGGCTCGTAAATGATAACGACAACATCGCCGTCCGTCCTTACTCCGACCAATCGGCAATCGGCGGGAACCTCAACCCGTATTTCACTTTTCATTGTTAAACAAATCCCAATTAACAGGGACACAATACCCCGGCAATTCTCCCCGGTCAATCCCCAACGGATTAACAATACTATCTTTCCAATAGATACGGGGTTGTTCCGGGCGTCCCTCCCAATGTTCCGTAATCGTGTCGTAAATCAATCGTATTTCCCGTTTCGGATATTTACCGCCGCTCTGCAACCCGATTTTATACAGGTCAACGAACGGATACGACAATTTGATTATCCCAATTGCCCGGTCGTACATTCCCGGCGGGATTGGCTCCACGCTTGCAAAGGTGCGGAACCCGTGGCGTTTTGCCCGTGCCAACACATTAACCCGCATCGTATTTGGGTCGGCGTTCGGCTCCAATTCGTCGCAACCGGTCAACGTTGCGCCCAAAGCGATACGGGACACGTCCCAACCCTCGGACGCCTCGGCAAAATCAATGAAGCGGTTCAACCCCTCGGCGCATTTGCTCAATATCTTAACCGGGACGCCGTGGCGTTGGCATACGCCGACCGCTTGACGGGTCAACCGTTCCGTTTCCGGCAACAACGGGTCGGTCGTAAACGAAAAGAATAACCCCGTTTTCTGCAATTCCTCCTTATGCGCCAACAATTCGTTTTTGAAAATATCCAAAGCGTATGGATATTCCCGCAACGTCTTTTTCAACTCCGGGCGACTGCCTCCCAATACCTTTGCGCCACGACCTTTGCGCAAATAACAGTAAGTACAACCGTTGGAACAACCGACAAAGAAATTGGCGGCGTTCTCGGCGTATTCCCCGGCTTTACCTTTTGGGCTGTAAATAACCCGTCCGTTTATCGCTCCCATATCGTCCACGGCTTAAAATGGTAAATCGTCGTTTCCGTCGGGGGCGGGTGCATCCGGCACGGGCGGCGGCGGTACTTGCGCCCCGGCTCCGGTCGCTTTCGGGGTCAACATTTCCATATCGGTTGCGACTATCTCGGTAACATACCGTTTGACGCCTTGCGCATCGTCATAACTCCGGGTTCTCAATTCGCCCTCAATATACAGTTTGTCGCCCTTTTTGACGTACTGATTGGCGACCTTTGCCAACCCGTTTTGCAATACGACGTTATGCCATTCGGTACGCTCCGGGATTTGCCGCCCGTCCTTTGTGGTATAACCTCGTTTCGTGGTTGCCAACGAAAAGGTCGCCACGCAACCCCCGTTGTCGAACTCCCTAAAATCCGGGGCTTTCCCGGTATGTCCCATCAAAATAACCTTGTTTACACTCATACAAAAAACGCTTTAATTATCCAAACAATGATACTATACAACGCCCACATATAAGACGCAACCGTTAACGTCACGAACGTGTATAACGCAATTTTATATCCGGTTTTTGATTTTATTTTCATGTCACTTTAATTTTATGCAATCCAACAAATATTGTTTCTTATTGTCCGACCATCCGGCGGCATGGTTTATCGCTTTTCGGTCGTCGTCGTGTACGAACTCACAAACCCAACCGCCGACGCTTGATTTTTTAACTAATCGAACCAATTTACCAACAATGAAAGAACGCAATTTGTAATAACCTGAATTTTCGCCAACAAACAAAACCCGTCTTTCTGCATTTATTTCGGGCGGATTTTCGATTTCCCGGCGTTTCTCCCTTTCCGGGTATCTTTGTACCCTTTGAAAATCTCGTTTGATTGACGCCCGGGAAATTGCCCCGTAATCGGGTGTTCTTTTTTTCGTCCTCATATTCTCAAACTTCTGTATTCGTTTTTAAGCAATTCAATAATCCGGACGTTGCCCGGATATATTCGCATTTTCTCACGGTCGCCATTCTCCCAACGGTTGTGCATTTCAAAGCAAAGTATATTAATATTCCTTGGGTCATGCGCCATTTCCGGATATGCCCCACGGGTTAATATATGGGAACAATATGTTGCCGAAAAATTGTGCAAAGGTCGCAACGTTTCCTCGCATCTGTGCGGCTTATGCTCCCAAACCCACCGGAAAAACCGTTGGTTGGCAACGGGAATGTCGCCACGTCCTAAAACGCAATGTCCGAACAATTCCCGTTGGATTTCGACACGCAACCGAATATCCATTGTAAACCGCTTGTAATCCAATAGGGGGCAAAACCCCCTATCGGTTACAAATTGGTATTCTTCCCGGTCTGTTAGCAATATCGGCTCCATTGCTTACATATCCGCCGTTTCGTCCTCCGGGTCGTCCTCGTTAGCCGGGTCGCCGACCTCCGGGAACAATCCGCCCTCCTTTTCCGGTTCTGCGACCAAACCCGGTGCGGGTTCGCCATCAGCCCCGAACAACTCCAATTGCGCCTTTTTCCCCTTGAAAAGAAATGCGTAAACCTCGTTTTCAATGTCCGCAACGATTTCTTCCAATTCCTCCTCAAAACCGAACGTTTCGGTATTGAATTTCAGACGGGGCGAATTTATCGCCGTCTTTTGGTTGTTCGATACTGTGAACAATCCCGAAAGGACAACCCCGACGTTATCGTCTTGACCGGAAAGGGACACGCCCCGAACCTCAATGTTTTTCAACATTTCGTCCGCAAAGTTACGGGCGGCGTCTTTCTGCTTTTGGTTGGCTTTCATATCCGGCGTATCCATAAGGGACAAAAACGACGTGATATTGAAAATACGCCCCATAATTGGGCGGAGCCTGTCAAAGCAATTGCGCAAATCCGGGTGTATGTCCTTTGCGCTTTCGACGTGGTATTTATTCGTGTAACTCTCATTACCGACGGTTTCGGTAACTTCATAATGCACGTCCAATCCGCCGTCTTTTAACGTCTTGACTTTCGATAATGCAAACGACTTTTCCGACGGTATCGGCATTACGTTTGCGCTTTCTTTTTTCTCGCTCATTTTTTGATAATTTATTTGTTGCCGGGAACCCGCCCGGCTCGGTTTTACAAATCTTCCTCAACGTATCGTTTTAACTCGGCTTGGAACAATTCCCGTTCCTTGGCTTCCGTTGCAATCAATTCGTCGTACAAATCTTGGTCGAATATCTCGTTAATCGCATCGTCCAACAAAGCAATCAATTTTTCCGGCTTAACGGCGTCTAATTCGACTTGCCCCAATCCGTCCCAATTTGCCGTCCGGCTGTCTGTTTCCTTTGCCGGGGCGGGCGGCAATCCCCATTCGATAACCTGTTGTTCCATTAGGGCAATACGGCGTATTTCAACCCCATAAACCCCGAATTTCTCCAAATTCTCGCCAATTGACCGGGGTATATCTTCCCCGGACGGGTCGTAATCTCCGAAATACAGGATTATAGGTTGTTTCCCGTTGCTTATGGCGTCCCGCATACGCTCGGACAATTCATATAAGAACGTCAACGACGGATACCCTTTGCAAGCACCAACCGCAATGCCCCATTTGGCGCACGGTTTCGCAAAAACGCCCTCCAATGCTTTCTTTTCAATAAGGATTTCGGGATAATAGGGTTGATTTTCCCAACGGTTTTTCCCATACGAACGCATCCACGCCCGAACCTGTTGTTTTGCTTCGTCCTGTTTGTCCTCCAAATTGGTTGGCTCGGCGTGGGTATAACCACACATTGCCCTATCTCGGTCGCTGAACGCCTCAAAATCAACCCGACCGTCCCACCGGGCGACCTCCATTGCGGCGACGACACGTTTGTAATGTTGCAACGTGTTCGTCATGCCGATACTAACCAATTGATAATGCAACGCACGGATTGTCAAAACTCCGGGTTCGTATCGGCTCAAAATCTCAACGGAATTTTCAATTATCCAATCCCGTGTAAATTCGTCTTTCGTTCGCTTTGCCATATTCTAAAAATCTGTTTCGTCCAACAAATCCTTTGTCGTCTTATTCCGGGCGACCGCCGGGCGTTGAGGTTCCGGGATTGGTTCCGGTTCCGGTACGGGTTCCCGCTTGGGGTTCCCGGTTCCGATTGGCTCCGTTACGGGGTTCGGGTCGTAAAACTCAATGCCCCCGTTTCCGGACTTTTCCGGCTCAAATTTCGCTTTGAGTTGTTCCGCCGGGTATTCCTTTTGCTTCAACTCGATAATCCCCAATTCGACCAATTCCGGGACGCATCGGCGTAATGCCTTAACGTCCTGTAATGCGTCGTGCGCCGGGAATGTTTCGCCGGGGAACAACTTTGCAAATAATTCCTCCAATTTGGGGAATTTTCCCGGTTTGCCATTCTGATACAATGCGCCGACAAATTTAATAGTTTTCATCATTGTATCAATGCGCTTTCCCTTGTGCAATGCGTCCTCGGCTTTGGCGTCGTAATACTCTTTGCCGCAATAACGCAAAATGTTCGCTTTCAACATCGACGTATCGAAATAAATGTTGTGCGCACATACAAGCGGGGCGGCGGCGGCATCCGCCAAAAATTCGTCGATAACCTCGGCAAACGGTACGCCCTCGGCAATTGCCCGTTCGGTCGTTATCCCGTGTATTGCGGTTGTTTCCGGCGGTATCTCGTAATTGTCCGGCTTAATTATAAAACTGCGTTCTTTGTCGCCGAACGCCCACGCCAATTGTACGACGTGCGGGAATTGCTCAAAATCCGCATCCCATTTCAAACCCTTTGCCGGAACCCCGGTTGTTTCACAATCAAAGAAACAAATGTCTTTTAATTCAAATTTTTGCATCCTTAAATTATTAAATCGTTAATTATTACTTTCGCTCTCATTGCGGTATTTATCCCGCTTTTTTCCAATTCCAAAACGTCCCGGTTTTCGTCTATATACTTTTGGACGTCCCGGTTACAAAACGGTTTTCCGTCCAACCAAAGCAAATGCCAATACGGTACGTTTTCCATCGGTTGCCCCTTAAATTTACCTTGCGGCATCGGGGATTTGTCGTTTAATTCCATACTAAAAAAGTCTTTTTTGCCCGTCCTCGTTGGGGGTTTGTTTAACATACTTTGCCCGTGTAATCCAAACGCACCCGCAACGCAAACACTTTATCCGGCTGTAATGCTTTGGCGTGTATTCGTATCGAATAATCCGCCAACCCGCCAACGGGTAATTCTTACGCTTTCCGTTACACTTGCAAAACATACCTTACAACGTTCGGGGGTCGTCAATATACGTGTTGTATTCCTCGGCGGCAATCTGTTTGAGCGTTTCGATATGCTCGATTAACTCGGCGTTCGACAATTCCGCCACGGTGCGCAATTCGTGGGAATATTCCCCGGTTTCCTCGTTGACCCGCTCGACGTACATAATTGGGGAAAACTCCCGCAACCTCCGTTCCGTTTGTTCCTCCGTAAGACGTTCGCCCGCCTCCCAAATGGCGTGTCGGAACGTGGGTACAACATAGTTGAAATAATAGCCTTTCAAAGCCTCGGACGAACCGGGCGACGCAACAATGAACCGGGCAATTATCCGGGAACCTTTCCAACCCTTGAAAAATTCGTTTAATTCGCCCATGTACATTGCCAACCCGCCGTTATTATTTATCGTCCCCGTTGCCGTTATTTCTCGCTTTCTCATCGTCAATTAACTTTTGCATTGTGATATTAAACGCTGTCATTCCAACCGCACGGATAAACGCCCGTTCGCTCGACGAATACCCGGTTGCGACCTTATCCAAAACTTTTGCGAAAAGAACAACGAATTTTCCCGGTTCCCAATGCCCGGTATTGTGCATACGGTCGATAACGTGCGCCCGCAACCTCGTATTATTCCGGGTCGCATCCTTACGGGCTTTCTCCCGGTCGTTCCAAAGGCTCGTTAATTGGCGTTTCACGTTCTCAAAAAACAACGGCATTTTCAACACGTCGGAAATACTCAAATCAGCAACCGGGGTTGGAACGGCGGCGGCGGTTCCTTTGTTGACCCCATACCTGAACAACGAAAAATCGCCTTTTGCCGGGTCGTCCGGGAACACCTCGGCGAAACGGTCGGTTATCTCAATGGCGGTGCGCAAATCCGGCGTCCGGCGTTTCGTCAATCCCAACCGGATTGCCTGTTTATGTACGTGGGTATCCAACGGGATAATCAAATTACGGGGGTCGCATACGTCCCACAATCCAAAGTCAACCGGGGAACCCTTGCGGCACATCCAACGCAAAAACAGACACAACCGTTTACAAGCGGATTGCGTTTCAAAATCCGGGATACCATTCACGGAACCGAACAAAGATTGCAGCGTTGCCAATGCGGTTTCCCCGTTCGTTTCGTGCGCTTTCTTTATTGCCGCCTCCATGTTTTCCGCTGACGTGTAAACATCATACAGACGGGCGCAAAGGTCGTGAAAATCGCCAAACGTAAACGTCCGGTACAAACAATCGGTACTCCCTTTGTATTGCTCCCATTCGGGGCGGTTCCCCCGCTCAACCGTATTGCCGACAATGTAATGATACGGTTCGCCCTTGAAAATTTCCCGGTCGATAAAATCCGCCTTTTTGATTATCTGTTTACGGTTTCCCCACGCAATCCACGCCGTAACAAAGGCGGATATTTCGATATTTACCCGGCTATCGTAACGGTGCGGGATTTGCACCGGGTCGGCGTTGATAAAATCGGCGGTTTCGTATTGTTCCGCCCAACGTTTCAAATTTTCGTTCAATGTATATGCCATTGTTTTTGCTATTAAGGGGGGAACGGGAACCCGTCCCCCCCGGTTAATTACTCCGTTTCGCTGTATTCCTCAATAATTAAATCGTCCTGTCCTCGCTTGACTTCCTCAATAAATCCTTGATACCCTTCTTTCCGGGCTAATTCGATAAGGGATTGCAGACGTTTTGCGCCCAAACTTTCGCCCCTCGCAATGCGGAATACCTTAACGGTCGGATTGCTTGCGATAATCAATTTTGCGGCAACCTCCATTATCTGACTATCCGACACTTTCCCGGCGACGAACGGCACGCCGTTTAACTCCAACCCGTCGTCCGTGAACGTCAACCCGGCAATCGGCAATTCCGATTTCGCAATAAGGGTTTCCCGCTCTTTGAGCAAATCCGACAACTTTTTTTCGTGGGTTTGGGCGACCTTTTCGGCGGCGTCCTTTTGCTTTTTCTTCGTCAGATAGTCCACAACCAACGCATTGATTTTGTTGTGTTCCTCGGCTTGTTTGAGGCGTTCGGCTGTATCCAAATTCTCCGGGTTGTTTTCCTCGTACTTTGCCAACCATGCGGCGGCGTTGTTCTTGCGGGTTTCGTAATCGGCTTTTTCCGTTTTAATTTGCGCCAATGTTTCGTCGTATTTGTCGGCGGCGGCTTTCGCATCGGCTTTGCTCTTTTTCTTTGCCGCTTCCAATGCCTTTTTTGCCTCGGCAACAATCCGGTCGTATTCGGCTTGGGCTTCCGCCTCATACTTTATTGCGGCGTCAATCTCTGTATTCTTGGTTTCCTCGGCGGCTTTGATACGACCGGGGATTGCCTCCAATTGTTCCGTCCGGGTTTGCAATGCGGTACGCACTGTTTTCGCTTTCTCAATCAACCGGGCGTTCTCGTTTTGTTCCTCCATTAAATCGGCAATGTCGATTTTATCGGCATACGTTTTGACGTCGCCCGGTTTCAACTGCTTTTCGGCGGCGGCGCAAATGGTCGTGTACGTCTTGACCTCGGCGTTGGCGTCCTTTCTTTTCTCCTTAACGGTCATAACCTCGGCGTCAATCTCGGCAATACGTTTTTGCACATTCTCCGGCAACAATGCCCGGACGTATTGCACTTGCTTTCGGCGACCCTCGGCGGTTTCAGACCACCGGGAAAACTCCACGGCGTCAAAATCCGTATATCCGAATACCTTTTGCAACATACTTACGTTATCCGACCGCATCCCGGTTGTTTTCTGTTTGATTGATAACGTACCACGGGGGTTGGCTTTGGTAAACCGCAATTCAACGTCGTATTCCTCGCCGTCGTCGCCGACAACCATTTTGGCAAACCCTTTGTCCTCGCCATTGCGCAACACGGCGTCCCGGTTCCCGGTCAACAACGCCCCGATTGCCTTTAATAGCGTGGATTTTCCCAACTCATTGTCCCCGGTAATGAAATATACATTACCCTCAAAATCTGCGTTGAACTCCTTAATTACTTGGAAATTCGACAACTCTAACTTTTTTATAATCATTTTTTCGCTCTTTTATGCCGGGGTTTCCCCCGGCGGTTACTACTTATTTTGTAAATCTGACATTCGTTTATGTATCAACGTCAAAACGCCGTTTATGACGTCCCGGTTGTTGTCAACCTCATTGCGGGTACAATCTGCAATAAAGTTTTCCAACCGCTTATATAAATCCCGTAAATCGTTCATGCTCATTGCGTGGCGAACGGCTCCAAATTCATCCGTTACCATATCGTTACGTCTTTATGCGAAATATCCATTTTCCAACACGCTATAAAAACATTATTTATATTTTCATTGGCGTATAATATCGCACAATCTTTGGTTCGTACCAACTGAAAATAAAACGACTGTTTGCCGTATGCGTCGATTGGGTAAACGTACTCAATGAAATAAGCCGTTTTTGTCTGTTTTGCTGTTTCTAATGTATCCATACTCTCGGTTTTTATTTTCCGGGAAAACGCCCGGTCGTTGTTATTTCATGCCACAAAATTACGGCAAATATTTTAATTACCAAAATTTTTTTCTTTTATTTTCGTGTTAGGGTAAAAAAATAATCCCGATACGTCGCAAAGCGTACCGGGATAAAATCAAAATAATTTCATTTGCGTATCTGTTAAGACGGCAATAACGCCGTCAACTTTTTGTTCCCATGCCGTCCGGGTTGCAATCTTTTCCGGCGTTGGGTTCCATTCGCACCTCCGTTGGTTGTGGCGCATCTGTTTAACCATGTACGCCAATTCTTCCAACGTTATTTTTGCCGGATTTTCGATTTGCGGGCTTTTGTTTCCGTCTGCCATACATTTACCCATTCAAACAAAATAATCGAAATACGGGGCTTAAAACAAACGGTCGTGCATCGGGGCGGGCAAATTCTCCAAAACCCAACGGGGGTTGTTGTGCAAAATGTACCGTCCAAAGTGCATTATCATAAGGGCGTCGGCATTCCACAACGTCGCCTTAACATCGGGGTAATAATCGGCGGCGGCTCGTTGGTATCGCTTTTTGCGCTCCGGCTTTTCCTCCCCCTTAACCCGCAATTTCAATTCATTTTGCCATTTTTGGGGGTGTACCAAAACAAACGGTACGTCGCACATGGCAATTATCGTTTTCAGTTTCTCGAACTCGGATAACAGTTTTTGAACCCGGAACGCCTTACCGGGATTGTCGGTTATATCATCCGGGCGCAATTGCACCTTTTCGACGAATACCAACGGGCGGCAAATAGTCTTCATATAATTAAACCATTGCCGCAACTCCATAAGGTAGCCCGGCATTTTTATTACCTCGGTTTTATGGTTCGGACGCCAAACGGCAATTCCCCCGGTTTTTCCGGGGTCAATCCCAATAATACAATCAATCGTTATTTTGTTCATTTCCAAAAATCTAAATAGTTATCAATCTGTAATTCGTCGGCAATCATTCGGTCAAACGTCCGGGCAATCTCTTTGTCCCTCGCTATCTCATACGCCGTAAAATCCAACTCCGGGGCGTCGGTTCCCTTACGTTGGACGTGGTACGCCTCGTACTTGTTGACGAACCCACGGGCGACACGCTGCATATATCGGGCAAATGCTTGTTTGCGGTCGCCCTCGGTTCCGGCAACCTCATTGGCAAACCCCAACTTTCGTAACCAATCATAAATCAACATTCCGTCAGTAATCCCCAACTCAAACCGCCCGGTATATTTATACAGCAAAAACACCTCCCTACATCGGGCGACGGCTTTATTGTGGTAATACCGTTTTTCCTCCGGCGTCAATTCCTTTTTCGGCTCCGGCAATGCCTTATACGCTTTATGTATAACCCCGTTTTGTTTCCGGCGGTATGCGTTCAATATCTTTGCGAAATAATCGGCGTTAAACTGTTGGTAATGCTTTTTGTCCGGGTTGCCTTGACTGTCTTTCGGCAAATAGTCGTCCAATTCCCCGGTTGTCGCCAACTCAAATGCCAACTTAATATCCGCCAATGTCATTTGCGAATAGTATTTTTTGAGTATATCCAACAACCGGGTACAAATGTACGTCCAATCTTCCGAATTGGTCGGGATTATATACCCGACGTCCATTGCAATAAACCGGAACATTTGCCCGGTTTTCGCAATCAACGTGCCGTCGTCAATATCGGCAATTTGCATTTTCGTTGAGGCGGCGAAAATGTACTTTTCGACCCCGGATAACGATTTGGCAACCTCCGGTAATTGCAACATTTGTCGGCGTATGTCGATTGCTTTTGTACCGGGCGTTGGGTTGTATATCGCCAACGCCACGGATTGCGTATTTACTGTTTCCGGCAAATTTTCCATAATCAATAATCGTTGTTAAGAAATTCCATTGCGCCCGCCACGTTCAACCGTTTTTGCGGGGCTTGGTATTCCGTTTTCAAATGCAATTTCTTTTTCTCAATATCGCCCCGGATAAAATTGCGTACCGTCGCAATCCAACCCGTGCGGGTTCGCTTAACTCCCTGTTTGGTTTCCGACCAATCGGCGACCGTGTGGAAATAATAAATCAAATCGACCTTTTCAAATTCCGGCGTCGCAAACAGTTTTTCAAACTCGGAATAATCATTTACGCCGTCCGCCCCGAACTTAACCAATTTGTAAACATCGGAATTGCGAAATATGGACGTTCTTTTTTTATCCTTTTCCAAATCCTGTTGTTGTTCCGGGAATAAATCCCCGACAACAGGGTTGGCGGGTTTATCCTTATCCGTATCAATAGAGTTATCTATATCATTATCTAATATAGGGTTGGATTTTCCAACCGGGGGGGTTGGATTTTCCAACCGGGGGGGTGGTGGGATTTCGCAACCGGGGTGGTTGGATTTTCCAACCGGGGGGGTGGTTGGATTTTCCAACCACTCCAAAACCGCCCAATAATTCGTTGTATATTCGCAATAACGAACCTTATTTTTTTCGTACTCAAATTTGTTAATATACTGTTTCTCAACTAACGATTTGAGTATTTTAATAACGGTCGTTTTATCTAACCCCGTCCACTCAATTAGGTATTTCAACGAACCCTTAAAACGGCTTTCCCCGTCTTGACTAAACCCATGTATCAAAGCGAAAACCAACAATTCGTTACCTTTCAACTTTAACCGGGTAATCATTGGGGCTAAAATGGTTATATAATTACTATCTCTAATTGTCATGTTGCAAAAATTTAATATCCGTTTTATCCGCCCGGTTTGCACCATTGCAAGAAAAACGATAACATGAATATTGTTGCAAAAAACAATTTTCGCAACTGTTACTTTTACGCTCAACGGCTTTTAACTTGGTTTGTTGTCGTCGTCCTGTATTATTGTCTGTATAAGTCAGCGTAATAATACCGTTCAATTCAATGTCAAATTTCCGTGCCATTGTCGCCGCCCTCCAATTGTTTAACAGGTTCCCACGCTTTACGCACTTTCAAAACATTGTCCGGGCTTTCGTTCGGAACCAACGAAACAACCGGGAACCGGGATTTGTCGCCGGGCTTTTGGGTCGTGGCAAATTGTACGTTCAAATCAAATATAATTCCCTTACAAAATCCCCGTTCCGCCAACATACCGTCGAATGTTTCCCGGATTTGCGGGATTGTGGACGCCGTACCCTTTGTTGAAAACTGCCATACCCCGGCAACGCCACGTACCAACGGTACAATAAAATTCAATGTCAACGTAATTTCCCAACCGTCGTGTCCGTCTTGTTTGCTTTTCCGATTGGGGTAACGCTTGGTTATAGCCAACATCAAATTCGGGTATTTCTCCGTTGTTAATGTTTCGTACTTTTTGCCGTCCCAAACTTGGAACGTTTCGCCGTCGCCCGCCGCAATCAATCGTCCGTCGTCGTCCCGGTACTCGTACCGCTCGTTGCATACTTTCGCCGGGTCGTCGTCCGGGAAAACGATTTGAATTGTTTGGGGCTTTTCGCCGTATGCCTGTGTAAATAACCCGGCATACTTTCCCGTTGGTATGAAATAATCCACGCTTTGCGGGTATCCGTTGGCGTTTTTCATTCCGATTTTTATTTGTCCGACACGGGGCAAAATCAAACGGGATTTTTCCGCCTCCGGTCGTCTTATTCGTCCTTTCATGCTCTTTATATTTCGGGGTCGTCGTTCAACAATCTTTTCTTATTCTCGTTTTTGGGCTTTTTTGGCGCATTTGCGGGCTTTTGTTCCTTTTCCGGTGCAACAGTCCGTTTTGTCGTCTTTCGTCCCGTGGCGGGCTTCTTTTCCGCCTCCTTTGCCGTTTTCCCGGTGCGTTTCACAATCTTTGTTTTCTTAATCTCCGGTTCCGGCGTTTGTTCCGGGGCAACCGCATCCGCTTTGACGGTATCGGCGGCGTCCGTGGTTTCGTCCGGGGTCGCCTCTTTGGGGGCTTTCGTTTTAATCAATTCCGCCAAAGACAACGATATTACATTTTGGGACAAATCCGGGGCGTCGTCCAATACAACCATACCATTAACCGCCGTAAACGTGTTGTCCCGCTTTTCGTCCTCAATAGCGGCAATCTCCAACAGATAGGGGATTTTCCGTATATTGGGGCTTTCGGTTTGCTCTTTCAGATTGTACGACGGTTTTTTGCGCCAATCTTTCGGGCTGAAATTGAATATACGGGTAACGGGGAATTGCTCAAAATTGACGTTCCACATATCCCGGTACATTCCTAATTGTATTTCGCTTTCCTCGTAAAAACCTTTTCGCCCGCTTTTGAAATCGACAATTGCGTTAATCCGGTCGTCGCTTCCAATCTTTGCCCGCATGGTACACGGGCAATCAATCATTCCGGCGTACTTGTAATACGGGTGTACCAACGCAATTTCAACGGCTAACGGTCGTACATCATAATCCAATACGAATTGCGCAAACGCCAATACGTCCTTTTTCAAATCGTCGGCGTAATAAATAAAGTCGTCCGGCAATCGGTAAACCTCAATGTATTCTTTTAGTTTGCCTTTCAGTCCGTCCAAATCATACGCCCGGTTAATCAATAATTCCTCAAATGCGGCGTGCATAAACGTTCCATACGCCGCCCGTTCGCCTTTGTATCGCTCGGCTTCCTCAATGCCTTTGTTCGCAATCCAATTTATAAGGTGCGGGGCTTTGGGTAATGTTTGGGACAATATGGTTGTAACCGACGGGAAAAACTCCGGGTTCCCGGCGTCGTCATATCGGTAATAATATCGGTGTCCCTTGCTGTTTAACTGCCAAACCTTATACGGGGGTTCAATCAATGTTTTTTCGTCGAAAAACATTGCCGTCATTTCCTCAACCGTCATGCCCGGTATTATCTCAAACACTCCGGTTGGTTGTTCCGGTTGAACCTCAACGAACGGGGGAATAATTGTTTGTTGTTCCTCGTTAATCTCCGGGAACATATCCGGGGCAACATTGCCGACGGTTCCCGCAACCTCTTTTACCGGGTCGCCCGGTTTATCGCTCTTTGCTCTCATTACTTGTACTTTTTATATTCTGAAATTCCACATAATACCATTGCGGCGCACATTGCCGCAAATAACAATTGCCACGGGTTCCAAAATGCGCCAATCAAACAACATAACCCCAATGCGCCAAACGTAACAATTAGGGCTTTCGCTTGAAACAACCCGGAAAACATGGTTTCGGCGGCGGCTTCCAACCATTCGATAAACTTACTTTTCATTGTTTCCGCCCTCCATGCCAAACAGGTAATCCGCCGTACAATCCAACATTTCGCAAAGAATAACGACCCATTCCGGGACAATCCGTTTGGTCGTGCCGTTACATAAATTCGTCATATTTACCTGTTGTGCGCTTTCGCTTGCACCCTCAAAAAGACGGGCGGCAATGTCTTTTTTCAAAACCTTTTTCCCGTTCGCCTCGGAACGGGCGATTGCTTCGTTTACTCTTAATCTCAATGACATAACTTAAATTTTTTTGTTAATAACTTGGTTCGTTGCTCTCTTTGTATCCGCAATTGCGGCACGTTTTTTCCTCCCAAATCGGGCTATATTCCGGCGGGGTCAAATATCCGTCGCCTCCGGTACGTCTATACTCGCCGTCTGTAACCTCCATTTCCCCGCCACACTCCGGGCAATCATCGTCGCCAATCAATACACATTCCAACAGGGCGTCCAAATGGACGGAACGAACCGGGGAAATACCAATTGCCCGGATAACGTCCACCATTTCCACAACGGTAACATCCCGTTCGTAACAATCGGCGACCGGGAACCCCCAATTGTCGCTTATGTCCTCGATAATCTGTTTGTTGATTAACTCCGTAACGATTGTTTCGGATACTTGGTTGGCTGTTTTCCCGCTTTCGGTCGCCAACATCTTTAATTGTTCACTTTCTTTTATTTTCATATAATTTCCCGGTATCCCTCCGGGTAGGCTGTTAATCTTTTGTTCTGCAAAGGTAGAAAGATTTTTTTAATTACCAAAAATATAATCTTTGTTTTGCGAAATCATTTTTGCCGGGTGCGTGAAATATCCGATTTTTAACCTACCTTTGCAATACCGCATTACCAAAAATCGCTCTCGGTTACTGCGTACCGAACCCCCGGCGTATCTGTTACGTCCGGGGGTTCATCTTTTCCAACGCCATTTGCGCCGCACAATAACAAAATCGGTATATCTCGCCATAATATCCCGTTTGGTCGGTTATTTCCTCAATAACGCCCGCCGGATATTCCCCAAACGCCACATATTCGTATTGCGTTGGTAACCCCAATGCGAACTCAAACGTAATGTCAATATATTTGTTCCCGACCCGGTTAAATGCGTGGTCGATTGGTATAAATACGTTCGTTTTGCCCTCAACGTATTGCACCCGGTCGGGAAATAACAACGTCAGCAAATGCGCATTTTTATAACACTCTTTGACTACCGGGCGAACCGTCCGGCGTATCAATTCAATTTCCCGTTCGTCGAATACGTCCGCCGCTTTTACGACCTCAACACGTTTTGCGACGGCGATTGTATCGGTAAAATATTGTCTTTGTCGGTCGGGCAAATCCAATCGTAAGAACGCCCGCATTTCCTCAATAATTACGCTTTCCATATTCTCGTTTTAATCATGTATTCCAAATTCGCAATCTCCCCATTGGTCGAAATCCGCCCCGTCATAACTAAACGGGTAACGTTCCGTTTCCGGGCAATCCGTCCAACATTGACGCCGGACGTTATTTATTGCAACCCGTTTCGGATTATATCCCGGCTTTCTCTTTTCTCTCAATTGGGCGGCGCAACTCTTACAACAACAACGCCCCCAACCCCGACGTAAATTGCGGGTATCGGCGTTGTACTCTTTGCCGCAATTATCGCATTTCCTTTTTATCGCTCCCATAATCTTAACCCTTTATAAATCCCTTAAATGCCAAATGGTAAACGTCGTATTGTTGCCCGATAACATAAAATTCAATCATTCGGTCGGGGTCGCCAACGTCATTTACTGCAATGGTCGGGTACGGGTCGCCGGGATAATGGTTAAAATCGTCCTCAATATCCCGCAATCCCTCCGGGAAATCCGAACGGTTGGCGGAAAAATACCGGGTTAAACTCTCTTTTATCCGGTTCAACATTTCGTCCCCGTTGGGTTCAAAATGCGCTTTTATTTTATCCTGTCGCCTTAATGCAAATCGCATGGTTAATAAATACTTTTTTGAAACGTCCACGACCTTTGCGCACGTTTCGGGGTTAAACATTCCAATATGCGTATATTCCGGGGGTAATCCCAATTGGTCGGATAACCATTTGTACGCCTCCCGTCGCTTCATTAGTCCACGTTTGTACAATTCATCAAAATATCGGTGCGCTTCAATCTTACATCGGCGCAACTCGGCGTTTGCCAATCGACCCTTTGCCCGGTCGGTTCCCTTATGAACACCCACATACGCCCCGCATTGGGGACAATAATAAATCATTCCATAATCAACGCCGTAAACCTCAATACTATTTTTGTACTCGGTCGGAACGTGGCAATACGGGCAAATTCGACCGCTCAATATTTCCCGTTGTTCCTCTGTCAATCGTATATCCATAACAGGCAAAGCCGGGGTTATTCCCCCGGCTGTAAATATGCGATTGCGTTTAATTCCTTTTGGCGTTCGGTCGCCCAATTAACATTGCGGGCAATCCATTCGTCGGCGGGGTTCTCGGCAATCCATTCTTTCCGATAAGACGGCACAAAGTATGCGGCTTGTTTTTTATACGCCCGTTCGGGGTTTGCCAATATTTCCGTCGTATAGTTCAACTCTTTGCCGTGGTTGCCTTTGCCGATTAAGTCCAACCGCCCAAAATAAAATTCGCCGTTGGCGGTACACGCCACATAATCACGGGCGGACGTTCTTGTTGAAACAACGTTGCCTTTTTCGTCGGTAACGGTGTACTGATACTTTTTGCCTTTCGCTTTCTTGCTCAAAATATACTTTGCCATAATCTTTGTTATTGTGCCGGGGGACGAACCCCCGGCGGGTTATTATCTTATTTCGTACAAACTCAATGAATTTTCGCACAATACCCACGTCGGGAATTTAGGGTTTTGCAGATAACAAAGGCTATCTAATGCCGCCTGGCTTGTATAAAACCACAACCCAAATTTTTTGCCGATAAAATACATATCGTTTACCCCTGTTTCCCGGTATTTCTCCGACAACATTTGTTGGCTGTAAATGATTGACGAAAATTTAACTTTGCCGTCTAACTTGGTTGCAATCTCGGCAATGTCCGTCGCCTGTGTTCTTTTCTTTGTTTCCATATTTGAAATTTATTTGGTTCCGGGAACCCGCCCGGTCGGATTAGTAATAATAAAAGGATATTTTCAAACCCCGGCGCAACTTACAATGTTCGGCGTCTTTGACACAACGGAAAGCACGGCGCAATAATTTGTTCGCCATTTCAACGCCTACTAACTTAATCAAACCGGAAACGCCAACCAACGTGTTAATCTTTTTGCCGTTGAACAATCCGTTTACTTTGATTTTGAAAGTACGGTTAATCTCTTTTGTTGTATATTCCAAACCGTTGTAAATATCTTCGGGCTTCATTGTATCGCTCTTTTTGTTGCCGGGAAAACGCCCGGTCGTTTTATTAACATGGCACAAAGATAAGGCATTTTATTTTAACTACCAAAAGAATTTTCTTTTATTTTCGATTTGCGGATAAAAAAAGGTTCTTTTGGCTCCCTGCAAAGTTATTTTTGGCGAATTTTCATTTTAAGCCACTTTATTTGCCGGGGTGGTACTTTATCCATTCAAACAAAATAATCGAAATACGGGGCTAAAAACGGGCAAAAACAAAAAGGGGTCGCAACGCCATGTTACAACCCCCTGTTATTACTCTTTATATTTCCATTTATAGCCGCCCGCCGTGTTTAATGTTCCCCGTATTACTCGGCTTATACTTGTATGTGCTATCCCCGTTGCTCGTTCCGCCTCTCTTATACTTGAATAGGAACCAATCAAAAAACCGTCCTTTAATTGCTGAACCGGAATTTGCAGTTGTTTATATGGCTTTTGAATTATTCCGGCTTTTCGGTAACGCTCAATTGATATTGGATTGTTAGCGTTTTGCTTGCGGGTACTCCAACGTAAGTTGTCCGCACGGTTATTGGCTCGGTCGCCGTCGATATGGTCGATTTCCGGCAAATTGTCCGGGTTCGGAATAAATGCCGCCGCAACTAATCTATGAATTGCCGTTGTTCTCTTTGCCCTATTTTTACATAATACAACAAAGGAATAACCGTAACGGTCGGTTCCGGGCTTTAATATCGTTTCTTTAACTTTGGCAACTTGCCCGTTTTTTCTTACTATTTTACGGGTCAATGATTTTATACGCCCGTTGCTACTAACTTGGTATATTCCTATATACCCGGTTAAATCTTTCCAAATTTCCATATTACCAACATTAAGACGCCAACAAAAGAGAAACGGGGACGGGCTGTTGGCTTTACCCTTTCGGTTGGTAGCTACTCCAACCTATCCCCGTTTGAGTGCAAAGATAGTTATTTTTCGATTGTCACAAATTCGACCCCTAATATTTTTGTTGCGGGGTTTTTGCTAACTACATCAATTTGCCGATTTTTGATTTTCTTTGTTTTCCATAAAAAACCCAACCAACGTTTGTATTGTACCGTTTCGACAATCAACAGACTATCCCGGTTTATATGCGTCCCGGTAAATTGTCCGTCCGGCGTGGCGCATCCGTGCAACTCAAACCACGGTTCGACAATATCGACGCATCGTAAAACGGTCGTAACCGTATCGCCGGGCAAATATACAACACTATCCCGGACGGTTGCCCGCAATTCGTTGATTGTTTCCATTTGGGTTGTTGTAATCCGTTCCAAATCCCGGTTCTTTGCCTGCAACGTCTTTATCAACGCCAAATCGTCCGCCCGGTACTTTTTGTATTCCGCCAATGACAACTCCAAATTCCCGACTTTGATTGCGTTCAAACTGTCTTTCGTTTGGTACGTCTTGACGTCCTGCAATAGTATTTCGGTATTGCTCCGGTATCTGTCCCGTTCCTCGGTCAACCTCTTTATTTTGGCGTGTTGCACCCAAAAGGCGGCGGCAACCGCCAAAATGATTGCCGCCAAAATCAAATACTTTTTCATGCGTTCGTTATGAATTAAAGTTTAACAACCCTTTTGATTGCGGCAACGTGCATATCTGCGATTTGCTCCCGCCCGTCGTCGCTCATTATGAAACGGCAATCTTTTTCGGTATCCATGAAAAAGTTTTCCGTAAGAATTGCCGGGCAACTCGTGTGTTTGAGGATATAAAACGCCGATTCCTTATCCGGGTCGCCGTCGGCATAATCGAAACGCATACGCCAACCGTCCGGGACGAATACCCGTTGCGCTTCTTCGGCGAATACCGTGGCGATTGCATCCGCTTTCGTTTCTCCGGGCGACGTGTAAACCTCCCAACCCGTACCGCCTCCGGCGTTGGCATGGACGGATACCAAAAACGCCTTTTCATTGTAATTGCGGTAAATCTCATTTGCTCGGCGGCAACGTTCCGCCAATGACAGGTCGTTTGTTTCCGGGGTCAATATCTCGTACCCAATCGCCAAATCGTCCAATTTGGCGGCGATACGTCGCACAATGTCCCGGTTAAACTCCCATTCAAACAGTTGCGAGCCGTCGCCCCAAACCGGGGAACGTTTCCCGGCGGTTTCTTCGCCGTGTCCGTTGTCTATAATAACAATAGGTTTCATTTTCTTACCTCCTTTTCTTTGTCGTTAATAATATCGTCGTCGGTTTCCTTTTGGAAACGCTCGATTATTGGTTGCCAATAAGACGGCAACGCCCGTGTAAATTCCAACCGGATAACATGGTATATTATCCGTAAGGCTATTTTTTTCGGGTATGCCTTAATTAAGTTGCGAAACGCATTTTGCAAATATACATACATGAACACGTATGTAAGCGACTTTATAACAATCATTGCCGCCCCGTCGTCGCCACATTGCAACATAACGGAATAAATGACGTGTATAATAACGACGTACAAAAGCAATTCCGCCAATGCGTTCTTAAACTTACTGAATCTAAAGTTTTTGCAATGCCTCACGCTTACACCGTCCGCCCGCATACCCGCCCAAATGTTGAAAGCGAACATTATAACCAGTGCGTACATAAATCCCGCCATTGGGGTTAAATAGGCTAAAACCGGGCTTAACGACGTGGCGAATATCATACGCCATTGTTCCCATGTAAAAAGTTTATCCATTTCATCAAATTGTTATGCCGGGGATTGCCCCCGGCTTGGTTGTTACTTCGTTCGTAATACTAAATAATTGGCGTCGTCTGTGTTATAACTTACAAACAACTTTCCGTTTTGCACGGTATCAGTAAGCAAAACGGCGTTATCTGTTTGTTCCACTATCTCAACGCTCAATCCCTCCATAAAGTCGGGCAACGTCAATGGAACCCGGCTTTGCACGCTCTGACAATGCGAATAGATAACATAACTATTGCCGTCCTTATACCAATAACATTGTCCGGGATTTGCCGCCGGGTCAAAGTAGGAAATATAATAATTTATTTCCTTGAAATAAGTATTCGGCAAATTATAACCGTCGTCCGCAAACGGGGCGGTATTGATTGCCGCAATATAAAACTTATTATTGTTTGACGGGCTAAAACTTCCTAAACGTTGGTGTCCGTCCGTTGACGTCGCAATTGGTATATTGGCGTTACGCTTTGCCGGGATTGTTTCCCCACTTACAAGCGATAAGCCCGCCGCCATACCAACCAAATACGTGTTATCGTTCGGGTTGTGCAACATGGCAATCAATCGGTCAATCGGTTTGTCAACGTCTTTTAAGTACGTGGCATTTCTAAAGAACGAATAACCCGTTGAACCTAACGACGGCGAATTAAACGGCTTTTCTAATACCGTGCCGTTGCTTGCGTCGGCGGCTTTTGGTATCATAAACATAGCCTTATAATTGCCCGTATCGACGAACGTTTGTTGTTGGGTTGCCCCGTAACTTTGACACTCAACTTTGCGGCGTATGTCAATCGTCGTATTAACACAACATTGCGCACCCCGGAAATTATACGACCATGTAAACCGTGCCATTTCGACGGCTCCGGTTAAATCGGGCGTACCGATAACCCCCGGCGTCGGGAACCATGTTTCAATACTTGCGGGGTCGTACCCGGTTTGGCTTTCTGATACCGTGAAATCGTCGCCCTCGTAATCGCCCGGCTCGGTCAATTCCCGACCGTCGATATAAAATTTGCGGTTCTCATGCTTCATAATTGGGCGTAATTGCGTCGTCGATTGGGACGCCACGGTTATTGGGGTCGTAACCGTTCCCCCGCTTACGTGCGTTAATGCAGTAATATCCGGGTTGTTTGGTGTTTTCCATCCCCTTGTATCGTTGCCCTCGGTTCCCCGTGTAATAACGGGCAACAAATAGATTGAGGAACCAACAACGTTGCCGATATTATATTGACGGTCTAATTGGTCTTTCCACAACGCCCCAATATCGGCGGTTGTCAATCCCACGGTATTTGGCACGACCGGGATAACATACCCATGTTGGGCGTACAAATGCCAATATAATGAACTTTGAAACAACGGTGCCGTACTGTCACTATGATTTGAAACAACGTTGGTTGACGCCATCAATTCCGCATCGCTCAATGTATTCAAACCTACGTATGCGGCTTTTGGCGACAACAAAGAATTTCCATTGATATAATACAGCAACAAAATGTCTTTTGTGTCGTTGTACCTCGCACGAACATAAAAGGCATTTGCATTATTCACGGGTTCCGTGTCGTAAACGTGCAATTTGATTAACTTTTTACCTCCTTTTAACATGGCAATATCCGTTTCCATTTCTTCAAAGTCGTAATAATCGCCCTTGTATCGCCATTTCAAAACCGGGGTATTTGAGTTATTTGCATTTACCAAAATATAAGCGGTTCCGGCGGGTATTTCTAATTGACCGTCAACCAAATTATCCGAACCACCGAACGGCGTTTCTATTGGGAATTGGGAACCCAACATTACGCCAGCCGAATTGTAGTAATACACGTATGATATGTTAGTGCTTCCGCCAACGCCGGACGATACCAAATATATACGGGTTGTATCTGCAATATCAAATCGGGTATAATGAAAATTTGCGTTTCCCCGTGGCGTTCCGTCCGGGAAAATGAAATAACCCGGCGTATCGCTCGTTTGCGCAATTGGTTGTAACCCTGTCTTTCTTACAACGTCGTCAATCTTTGTAATTGTCCCGTATTGCTCAACGTGGATTTGATTGTAAGTAATACCGTCGGGAATATCTGATTTACGGAATAGCAACAAACAATATTTCGCACCCGGCATATAAACCCCGGTTCTATTCGCTCCTAAATATGTTTCATTTTTCAAATCGCCGGAACTGTAATACATGAAGTAATAAACGGGTGCGCCCGTAACAACTAATTGTCTTTCAGAAAGCAATTTAATAATTGCAATATCAAAATTGACCGACGGATATATGTTACCGTTGTCCGTTGCGCCGCCGGATAATTGCGCAAAGTGATTGGGGATAAGGAACGGTTGCGAAATATAGGTTGCAACGTCCCGCATTGTTATATTTACCGGGGCTATATCTATTTTATTGGTGTTTAATTCTGATTTTGTCGTTTTGATATACGCATTATCAAAATTAACCCGACAATTAATATATAGATATTTTACGCCCTCAGCAATATAAAACATTCTATCAATTAGACTGGAGCCGCCCGTTGTGCGATAATTGAATTTCGCTAAAACAACGTCGTTTTCATCCGTCATTGCACAACTCCACATCGTCCCGGACGTGGATGTATATCCGTGTAACACTTTACCAATATACCCGGAAACGTCCAATTTGTAACATTTATAATTTTCGTTTACAACCATGCCTCTGTTAGGGTCAAACCATTGCCCGGTTATTGCTTCCGGCGTAATGTCTTGGTCGTCGAACTTAACCGCCATGGCGTACAAATCAGAATATACCTGCAATGCGGATTGATTTAAATTGAACAATTCGTTGCGGTCGGCTCCGCTTGCGTATTGGCGAACCCTCAAATTTGCATACCCGTTGGGGTTATCAGATTTGCGCATATCCAAAACACAAAGTTTTGCACCCGCCGGAATAATCCCGGTTGCGTTACTATCTATATACGTGGTTTTAATTTTCGTATCATCAAAGAAAACGAAAAACGCCACGTTTGCGCCTGTTACTTCCAACTTTCCCGTTGGGTTGTAAATTCTCAACGTTACGGCATCCCATGCGGACGACGCAATATAACTACCATTGCCCCCCTCAAAGCTGTACAAATGCCCATAATCAACGGGCAAATAACCGGAATATGCCATATCGTAAACCGCACTATCTGCAAAATCACTACTTAATAGATTTAACTCGGTTGCAACCCAATCGCCCCCAACGTTATTAAACACAACGGCGTTTTTGGTTACTTCATACCCGCCAAAATTGGCATAAACTCCACTTTGCCCGGCGATATAAAAAACGTTTTGGTCGGGCGTTCCGGGTGCGGTTTCCGGGGTTGCAATCCCGGCGAACGTTGCGTTTGCTCCGACTTGACTAATTAAGGTTGTCAACGTGTTTTGCAAAACCTGTCCCGTAATTTCTTGGTTGCCGTTCGTCTTAATAACGGACGCAACGGCGGCTTTCAATTCTTCGTAATTTCCCATTGTTTCAAAAATTAACTAATATCATTGTTATTGAAATCATTATTAAAGTCCTTGTTGTAATCGCCCCCGGTCGTTGGAATAACGCCCCGTCCGATTTTCTTAACCACGGTTGCGCACTCAAATTCACATTCGACGGACGCCAAATTGCCCTGCGTTTGCCATTTGGGGGTAATTAAAAACGTGTCGCAATCGTATTTCCTGCCTTGACTATATACAGTTACAAAATCACTCATACGGATTAACCGCATTACGTCGCAAAGGTATTCGGGGGCTAAAAAGATAAACCGAAACGTTTTTTCCGATATTTGTTTTTCCGGAAAAAAATACCCGTCCCGTTCTTCGCCCTCTTCCTCAAACTTGTATTCCGGCTTTCCTAACTCCGAACACACGTAAACCCGGTTTTTGAATTGGACGCCCTCGTAAACAATTTGTCCGCCGTCAACCTCCATATTTGTTGCGTCGCTCCATTCAACGCACAAATAACCGTCCATTCCGCCGGAAATCCATGTAAACACATCGGAATAATACCATTGTACGCCGTCGTTAATTCCAATCATATAACGCCCATCCGGGAAATCTAAAGCCATCGGCAATAAACCGGGATAAACAATAACATCATAACCATAATTTGCAAACCGGACAATCTGCAATCCGGTTTCCAACATCGGCGTTGTTATGTCCGCTAATATCCGGGTAAATTTATAATCATACAACCGAACCGATACAATGTTATTTGAACGGGTCGGGCGTATGATTTGAAACGGCAATAGTTTATTGATAGGCGTAAACAACGGGTAAACGTCGCCATACGCATACGATTTTTTATAATCTTGGTATTGCACGCCCTCGTAAAACGGCAATACGGACAAATTATTATTCGGTGTCATACTTCAATGTTGTTTTAATGGAACGACTGCACAAATTTACGCTTAATTTATCAACTTGACCGTTACCCATATACGTTTTTATTAGTTGCATCGGGTTTGGGTCATCATTCGCCGGAAAACTAAACGTTTGTTTCTTCTTTCTCTCAATGCCACGGGCGTAAACCTCGGAACCGTTTATTGATACACGACGGGCGGGTAAATCATATAACCAATACGGGGATTGCAGATTGATAAACGCCAAATATCCGTTTTGCAAAAAGTATTCGACCCCGTTAATAGTTTGGCGGGTAAATGGTAATATCCATTGCGACCCGGACGTTGGCGGAACGGCGGCAAACAAGGCGAACCCGTCCGAACTCATATTGCCGGGATTTAACAACATCATATCAATATCGGACGTAAAGTTTGATATATTAATTTCCTCAACCTTTCCGGGCGTTACATACTTGCTTATTACTTGTATCGGCAATCCTTCAAATGCCGCCGTAACGTCGTCCATCCATTCAAATTGGTAACGTTCCGGCAAATCGACCTTATCAAACGAATATTCCGACGTGTTGAACGCCCACGGTTTCCCGTTGCGCAAATTCAATTCCTTTGTCAAATCGTGGCTTAACACAACCTCGCCGGAATAGGAACCGCCATTGCGGAAATATTGAATATGCTCAATTTTAAATTTGCCGTCCTCAATAAACCAATAGCATTTGAAACAATCCCGTAACATATTGGTAAATTGTTGTAAGGTCGTCGGGGCTTTTTGTGCGGGCTGCTGATATTCGCCGTTTATAATGTTTGTTTTCTGCGATACAAGCAAACGGAAATTCAACCCGGATATTGGATTATATGAACCGTATAAAAATTGGCTGTATTCCGCCGTGGCTGCGTGCGTAATTCCGGGCGCAATCTGATTAAGCAAAACAGATATACACGACGCAACCGGGAACGCATCCCGCAAAGTATATTCTTTCCGGGCTTTTTCCTCTAATATCCAATCCATCAAATAAAACCCAAACCACAACGACGCATAACGCCACGTTGACCGGGCAATTGGATAAAACGTTTGTCCGTATATGGAATAAGGCGGCGCAAAATACTTTCCGTTGTCCGCTAATCCCCACTCGGTCGGGGTATCTGAAAAGTTGTTTGAAATAAACGCCACGTCGATTGCGTAACCAATCGCACGCCTATAATTACGGTTATTATCAACTATATCATCGGCGGGCAATGGATATGTATTAAGGTCGTCGATTTTCTCCACGTCGCACAAATACCGGGCGTATATATTATAACTTTTCATATCGGCGTGCATTGTTCCGGTTGCCCCGGAACCCTCGACGGCAGTTAAATCAAACTCCAATGTATCAAACGGGGACGTTGTAACCTTTTGATAACGGAACATTGCCACATCGTCCGATTGTCGGCGTATCTCAGCCAATGCAACCCCAAACGGTGCGCCGTCAATTTGTTGTTGTGTAATATAGATATAATAATTAACATTCAATTCCGGGTATAATTTCCCCTCGAATACGTCCGCACTTGCACCCGTTGCCATTCGTCCGGTATAAAGCCCGGATATTACCGCCGGGGAACCGTTGGACGTAATTTGTATTTCTTTCAATATATTGCACAAAGCAAAATGATAGGTTTGTACTAATGCGTTTTGGTCGGTCGTGGCGTTTGCGTCTTGTTCCCAATTCGTACCGCCCAAAAAACAAGAAACAACACTATCCCCCGGAACGTATATTTGAATTAATGGACGCTTGTTTATCGTTATCCGTTGGATTGTCGGGGCTAACGTTATTAAATCGTATTCCTTTTCCAATCCCGCCAACACGTCGTTATAATCGTCGATTGCGTCCGGTTGTACAACAACCTTTTTATCGTAATCGGTAAACGTGCAATCGGTTTTCATGAACTTACCTTGAAAGTATTGGAACCATGTACGCCCGCCGTCGTCGCTCTTTTCAATGCAATACAAAAATTCATTGTCGAACGATTGACGGTTTATATAGTCGTAATCATCCCGGACAAAGGTAATTTTGCCGGATAATTTGGCACGATAAAACCGTTGGTTGGTTTCTAATTCGTACTCCTTTGCCAAATCATCCTTATAAATCGGATGCACGGTTTGACCTTGTAAGACGTTCGGGGCGTCCAACGTTCCCAATCTCAACCATGCCGTCCCGTTGGCGTATTGCGCTTTGCTTACATTAAACCGGATATATGCGGCATTGCTTGGTATGTCAAATTCCGTATTTGTGGCGGTCGGGTCGCTTCCCCAACCGCCGATAATCTTTTTATTGCTATCGTAAAATGCGCCCCCGGCTTCCGGGGTGTAATTCTGAAACAATTTGCGGGGGGACACATTCCCAACCGGGACAAAAGTACGGGTATAATAGAAATTTGTATTATTTCCGTTTATGTTCCCGGTTGTGTTACTTATCGCCCCGTTCGCTAAAAACGCATTTACAAATGAATGTCTATAAATCGGGTTCATATCAATTTTTAATTTTACGTGTCAAATTCTTGTAAACCTCAATAACATTGCCGTTGCCATCGACGTAACGACGGCGGCGGTTTTGTTCCTTAATCTCCCTTACATCGTCCTTTAAATCCCGCAAATCCGGTGCGTTATTTTGTTGAACCGTTATATTAATGCCGTCGGTATTGTAGGCATTAAGGTACTTTTGGGGGAATGTTCCCCGGTTCAAACTATTTATTACGTCCGGGATTAAACGACGGAAACGGCGGGAATTACGTTTATTGATAACGGCGAAAAATTCCCCGCCCTCGGCACGTCTCCGGGTTCCATCCGGTTTGGTTCCTAAATCCACGTCGTCCCCGGATTGGTGGGAACCGCCCGCCAACAATTCAACCGTACCATCGCCGTAACTTTCCGAACCCTCGGCGTTGGCTGATTTGGATAATTGGGCGGCTTTGATTTTGGCGGCGGCAAAGGAACCCCACATTATAGCAATTGCCGGGATTGCAAACGGGAACCCCAATTGCGACCAAATCAAAGCGGACGCCGTTACAAGGTTTCCGATTTGTTGGATTGTCTGTATTGCCTGTTGTGCCTTTTGCGCTTTCTGTTGCTCTTTCAACGCCTTTTCTTGGTTCCGCTTTGCCAAATCCAACTCCTTTTGTGCCATAACCACGTTTGAGGCATAGCCGTTCGCCCGTGCTTCCCTTTCGGCGTCCAACGTGCGTTGTGCGCTTTCAACCTCTTTGTCGGCGGCATTTACTGCGGCTTCGGCGGCTTGCAATTTCGCATCTAAAAATACCTGTAATTGCTCCATTGCAAAGGATACGGACGTACTTATTGCCTCCTTTTGGTCGTCGTCCAAATTAAGCCCGAACAAACCGTAAATGTCTGTTCCTCGTTCCTCTCCTTTTGACTGCTTAATTTCTTGGTCAATCTTTTTTATTGTGTTTTGAATTGTTTGTACTTCAACATCAGACAATTTATTGGCTGCTTGCTCGTTCAATTCTAATACCTTTTGCAAACGTTCCTTTTCTGCCTGCAAACGGAATTGGGTTTTCCGGGCTTCTGAATTTCTTAATAAATCAAATTCAGATTGCGCCAACGCTTGTTGTTGGTCAAACATCATTAATTGCGCTTGCAAATATTCGTCGGCAATTGCGCTTCCCTTAACGTCAAATCCGGCATTAATTACCCCGGCGTCCTGCTGTTGTCCGGTCGGCTTTTGCTCATTCTGCAACAATGCTGTTTGTCTTTCATTCTCTAACAACTGCATACGCAATTGTCGTTCCTGTTCGCTTCCCTGCTTAACCGCTTGCAAACGTAATTCAATGCTTTCTTTCTGCAATGCCAATTCTTGCAACTGCCGTTCTTGCTCTATTTTCAACAACGCCTCTGTCTGCTGCTGTTCTAACGCCGTAATTGTTGCGTTTATCGCCTGCCGTCCGGTTTCGTTCAAATCCTTTTCGGTCTGTAATTGGTGTTGCAAATCCTCAATCTGTCGGGAATACTGATATTGCGTTTGCTGCCGACGCTTTGCCCATTCGTCGGTTTCCAACTGCAATTGTGCATCCTGCAATTTTCGGGTTGCCTCCAAATTCTTTTTATAAGCCGCTTCAATTTGCTTTGCTTGTTGTTCTGCTGCCTTTTCCGCATCGCTTTTACCCCTTGGCGTTACGGTTGGGTTCTGTGTCGTTACGGGCTTATTGTCTGTTTGTGGCGTCGGGGTATCTCCAACAGAAACAGGGATTGTTAACGGTTTTATTTTCTTTTGCATACCCTCCAAACCCTCTTGGAAATTTTCTGTTATGTCTTTAACTTGGGCTTTAACCAAATTTCCGTATGCCGCTGCGTAATCTGATAATCCTTTTTTTACATCGTCAAAATTCAATGTAAATGCGCCTTTTAATGCCGTTCCGGTTGCTTTGACAATATCAATAAAGAATCCAAATATATTTCCCAACGTATCAAACGTTGTTTTGAATCCGGCAACAATCCCATTCCAAATTGCACGTATCAAAACACTTTCATTATATAACTCAATAAAGTAATTGATAACATCAATAACCCCTTTTATTATCGCCGTCAATCCTTGATTAACAAAAACTTTTGCTTTCGTTGTCAACGTTTCAAAATTTCCTCCGGTTGCGTCAAACAACCCGGATAATGCGTTTTGCAACTCAATTTGGCTTTGCAATTGTTCCTCCTGCAATTGCGCCAAAACTCCGGCTTTCCCTTTTACTTCATCCATGTTTGTTGAAATGTCTTTCAACGTGCGCAAATACTGCAATCCGGCGTCCTCTCCGGGACCCCCGAATATATCTGCAATTGCAGCCCCGACCGTTGCCGCATTATCCGGCAATTCTGCCAATTTTGCGGAAACGTCTTGTATAACATCGAACGTTGTTTTGGTTCCGGTCTGCAAATCTTTTTGAACTTGTTCCGACGAAATACCGATACCGTCCAAAGCTGCCGCCGTCGCCGTCGTCATTTCACGCAAACGCAAATTTGCCTCCTTAATTGCGTCAACGCCTTTGTCCGAAAAGATACCCATTTTGTTTGTTTGGGCTACAATGGCGACAAATTGGTCTGCTGATATTCCCGCTTCCTTAAAATATGCCGGGTATTCTTTCAACGTGTCCAAAAATTCCCCGTTCGCATCGGCTCCGGACAAAAAACCATCCTTAACCAACTGCAATGCCTCACTTGCAGAAATACCAAATTGTTGTGATAATGCGTTTGTTGCAATCAATGTTTCCCGAAAATCTGCGCCGAACGAATCTGCGACGGCTTGCACCTCGTTTCTAAACGCTTTCAAATCGTCGCCGCTTTTCCCGGTAAATTGTTGCGTCAACCTTGTTGCCTCAACTAATCCGGCGTTGTAATCGTACCACCATTTGAACGCCGCACCAGCCGCCGCAATCCCGGCAATTGCTAAAAATACGGGATTTGAAAGTAAACCCAACAAAGTTTTCCCCAACGCCTTTGCGCCATCGCCTATTGCTGTAAATACTGCTTTGCTTTCTGCTCCTCCACGACCTAACGCCAAAAGGCTCTCGCCAAATGAATTGTTAAGCCCCAACGTTTCTTTTAATTTGTCGCCATAAGCAATTATTGCGTCGGACGCCTCCGTATAATTACCAACGTTCAATTGATATTTCCCGGTTGCCTCCTGCAAACGCTTCATTTCTTCGTATATTTCCCGTGTCTGCTCAACCAACTTGCGCCCCTCCTCGGTATTTTCTCGCTCGGCTTTCGTCATGTTGTTCAGATAGATTTTATTTAACGAATATTGCGCCGACAACTTGTTATAACTGCCCTCGGCTGACTGATTGATTTTTACAATCAATTTGTTTATTTGGTTGGCTTCCTGCTGTGCCAATTTCAACTCCGCCAACTTCTTTGCGTTCTCACTTTCCGCAAACGCCAAATCACGTTGCGCACGTGCCAAACGTTCCGCATCGTCTGCGGCTTTCTTGGTTGTGTTCCTGCCGTCCTCGGTTGCCCCGGAAACTTTTTGCAGAACCGCCGCCAACTGAATTGCTTCCGCCCTAATATTTTTCAACGCATTTGTATAGGTGTTTGAAAGTTCATCCAATTGCTTTATCAAATCCGTAATCGAATTATCGGGGCTTACCAAATCCGAATATTTAATTGGGTTGTTGTTATCTGCCATATATCCGACTATTTATTTTGTTATTTTCGGGCAATTTGCCCTACAATCAATTTTCTTTTCTCAAATGTATAATTTATCGTCTGAAAAATAAAACGCCTTAAATCGCCTTATTTTGGCTTTTCCCGCTTGCTTGCTTTTTTCGCTTGCTCCTTAATGTATTCAAATGCGTTGTAATATTCCAAAACGGTAAACGATTTTGGGTTTACGTGCAAATGTTGGGACAACATCAAACACATACTTTCAAACTGCTTGTCGTATTGTATTTCCACGCTATCCGACCCGCTAAACGATTTGGGTTTTGTATAAGTCAACAACAACGTCGTAATATGGTCTATTTCCGCCCGTTTGTCGCTTTCGTCCCCCTTTATTATCGCATCCAACATTAACATCGTGCGTTGCTTCAATTGGTCGTAATACTCTTTAATCGTGGCGTCGTCGAATAGTTTAGGAAAATACAATTGCAATTCTTCATCTATTTTTTTTTTGACCGCTTCCAATTGGGCGGTCAACTCGGCGTTCGGCGCATCGGCGAATAAATCCAATACCTTTTGCAAACCGTCCGCCGTCATATCGTTGTATTCGGTTCCGTCCACGGACTTAACCAAACAGGCAAACGCCAAATACTTTGGCGATATGGCGGATTGGACGAAATAAACGTTTTGCCGCAAATTATCCAATTCCTTTTCCGCCAAATCCGGCTTTTCCTTTCGGATAAACCGGATTGCCTTTTCAATATGCGCATCCCAATCGTTCAAATCCGACCCAACCCCGGCGTCGATAAGCAACATTTTGTTATATGCGTGAAATCGCAAAATCGGCAATTCGTCGATACTGTCGTACAACACAACCGCCCGTTTCCCTATCTTTGTCGTTTTCATAAGAGTATGCGGGTTATGACTGTTGAACAAAACGGAACCAATAACAATGCCGGGTTCCCGGTGCATATAGCAAACAGGACGGACAAAACGACCCCCGCCCACCATGATAAGCAAAAGCCGCAATTGAACATCTTAACAAAAAAGTCGTTGCCGTGAACTTGGACGTACTCAATAACGCCCCACTTTTTTAACAGGGTCAACAGGAACGCCGCCACGGTTGCCACGACCAAAACCCAAATAATGAAAGTTACCATATCGTTAAATGTTACAAGGTTGATTAACTGACAATACACCCTCAAAGCGAAAACCGCCGAACGGGTGCATTAAAAATTGATTATCTATTTCGTCCAACGTAAACCCACGGTACACGTTTTCCGCCAACTCATAAATCCGGTTTATTACAATCGTCCCGTCTTTCAGCCAAAAACCGCCATTTAGGACGGTCAATATTTCGTTCTTCAATGCCTCGGTATTCCGGTTGTTGAGTTGACCGGGGTAAACCTTGCGCAAATCAAACCAAACAATAAGGGAAAACGGGGCTTTAATCTCGCTTTGCTCTTTCGGAACCCAACCGACCGTTTGCGGGTCGTCTATCCAAAAGAACGAAAAATTGCCAATATTGGCATCCGGGGAAACGTCGATATAATCATTGTCGCCTCTCCATTCCGTCCCGCCCGCATATACGTTCGGGGTATAATAGCGTTTGCCCTGTATCACTTTGGCGATACGTTGCGCCCGCCCAAATGCGACGTCCAACCAATCGACGTTATCCATTAACCCGGTTTGTATGTTCCCCAAAACCCGGTCGATTAAAACCGGGTTGGGGATAATAGGGGCTGTTCTCTTATTCGTTGCCATATAATACGTTTTTTGCTTTCTTCATTAAGTCCGGGAATATATATTGCCAAATCAACGCCGCAATATTTTCGTCCGTCAATCCCAATATTTGCCGCCCGTACTTTTTTATTAAGTCCTCCGTTTTGAAATCCGACGCTTTTATTTCAAACTGTTTGTCGCCGACTTCCAAAAAAAACGACGCTTCAAAATCCCCGGTATCCCGTAACGTTACCCGGTTTGTCGGTTGTCCCTTTTCCTCCTTTATGGCTATCGTCAACGGCGAATACGGGGCGTAATCCATAATATCCACGCCCAAACGGTTAATACCCTGTTCAAACAATTGTTCCTCGGCGTTCATATCAACAATATAGGCGTCATTGTCCCAAATGATTTGTTGAATGTATGCGCCGGACGATAACCCGTTGTTGAACGTGGCAACCCGGTTGCGTAAATCCTGTATTGACTTTAACCCCGCCATAATCTTACGTTGTCCGGTATTTTACGCCGTGGTTATTACAAGTAAGGCAAATACGGTCGATACCCTGCGTATCCAACCGCAACGCCTCGTATGCTTTTTTAAGGTCATAACCCAAACCGCCGGGGCGACCCTCAACGTTTCCGTCCAACTCGTAAAGAATTTCCATCCGGCTTGCGTTTACTTGGTTCCGGTTTACCTTAACATCGGGGTTCATTGCCAACGTGCGCAACATGATTGCGGCGACCTGTCGTTGGATAACCGTTTGGAAAATCTGCCTTTCCTTAATGATAAAATCCGTTAGGTCGCAACCAACGGTTATTTCGCAATTCAACCCGTAATTCTGCGTATTGGTGTACATCGTCAACGCAATATCCCACAACTCCGGGTATTCGTCGAATGTTTCCGGGGCGTTCATCATAAACGGGGATACCTGTAAATACTTGGTTATTTCCCGCCAACGCTCCAAATCAACGTAACCCGTACACGTTCCGCACGGCTCCCGGCTCCAATCCTTTGTCATGTTAATTGCCTGCATCCCGGCGGGCAAATCGTTTTGGTTGTAACAAAGGAACCACGACCCCCCGGCGTTGTTTCCGGTACTGATATACGGCAAATAACAATCTTTCAACGGGAACCATTGAAAACCGCCGTTTGTCTGCGTAAAATTCAAATCAAACGTCTTTATCGGGTCAATTTGGGACGAATGGAAAAGATACATACGAACAACCCCGGTTGCGCCCGTCATTTGCAACCCGATTTGTTCGATTTTCATTGTTACGCCCATAGAACGAACCGGGACAATTTCAAACCCGACTAATTTATGATTATTCGGCAACGTCGCCCGGATACGTCCCGCACCGTCAAAGAACGTGCGCCGCTCCAACAGGTTCTTTGTTTCCTTATCCAATCCCTTTATTTGCGTGAATGTTTGTACCATTTGCGCAATACCGTTACGGGTTAACCGCTCCAAATAATCGGAAATGAAATTGTACGGTTGCCAATAGGGGTTGCCGTAATCGTCGTTAAAATCGCTTTCGGTCGGTTCCTCGTTTTGGTTGTCCTGTGCCGCAATCCAAACTTTGTTGTTTTGGCGAACCTTTGCCCCGGCTTTGTATTCCGTTGTCATATCCCAAAGCGGATATTGAAAAACGAAATCATCCGGGACGATTGCCCGGACATTATCCAAAGTAACAAGGGGGTGCGCACCTTGAAACGTCAAACCGCTTTCCGTCTGCGTTAAATTGTCGTCTATCGCCTTTGCCGGGTCGTATGATTGTTCCCACCCGACGACGTGCAATAATGCGTCCTGTATTTCTTTTAATCGGTACATCTGCGTTTTGAAATAAATAAGGGGGCGGGGATAACCACCCCGTCCCCTCGGTTTAACAATTCGTTATGCTCCGGCGTTATGCGCCCGCACCTCCGGCGGGAAATTCCCCGGCGTTGGTTACATATACAGGCATACCCAACGGTTCGTTCGGATTGCGGGCGGCAATCTCGGCTTTGATAATTGGGTTTGCCACGGTATCCGGGTTGCTGTTGTAAGCAACCATATACGCCACGTCAACGGAAAATCCGAAATACTCCTTAACGGCGCACGTCAAATCGGCGGTTGCGTCGCCCATGATTGCGGACTGGTCGCCAACGGCGGTGTAATAGTGCGAACCAACGGGCAAATCAATGTACGGCAAACGTACAACGTCCCATTCGTGGAAATTCGCACGGGTACGGCGCAATGCCTCACGGTCAACACGTGTAAGGATACCAACATTACCGTCAGCAACGGCAAACATGGTTCCCATTTTGCCCGATTCATCGGTTACGTTGTTCGTGTAGTGCAAAACCTTGTTGTCGTACTCCATGCGCTTGTTTACGTCGTTGTAAACGCCATGTTGTGCAAGTTTACGGATAAGGCTATCAACCCCGGCATTGGCGATAATGTGGATATATTCCGGGTAACAGTTAGCCCGCATAATCGGGTTAATATCGCCCAAAATCTCTGTCGCCATTTGGGTTGGAACCTGTACCACGTTGCCCGACTGCGTGTAATTAAGCAACGTTTTGAACACCTGCGTTTTGTTTGCCTCCAATGCGGCAACGGCTCCGACGTCCAATTTGTCCGCCAAAGCCCGGCACGTCTTTTCCATTTTGCGCAAAAAGTCGTGTTCGTAGGAAATTTCGTTGTTCATGTAGGCGGCGGGAACCATTGTAAAACCAATGGCATAAGTCGCCCAAACAACCGTTACCAATGCGGACGTATTTTCATCGTCAGCGATAACGCACGAACGGACATTGCTAACCTGTACATCGCCGTCGTAATTGATAACGGGTACTTGTACCGTGTTACCAATGGACGCAAACGCACGGTCACGCAAATTGGGATTAATGATTGAGGACGGGGCGTT